TTGGTTAAATAATATTTAAAACAACTTAAAGACCAAATAATATTTAAAACAACTTAAAGACCAAATAATATTTAAAACAACTTAAAGAACTAAAACATTTTTATTGCGTGTTTTGTTGAAACGTCCATTAAATGATTACCACAACGCGTAAAAAATAAATGTAATTGTTGAGGGTCTGAACCTGTAACTATATCATCCGGAATATATGATGTATTTCCTTTTTTATAACATAATAACACTGGTATCCCATTAACCATTTTTCTTGCTTTTAAAAGTGAATATAAATCAGTACATTTATCTATATCAATATCGGCGCAAACTACAGTATGTGGCGACGAAGCAAAAAACCCATCTACAACCGGTTTAATGGTCTTACAAGGTCCGCACCATTGCGCTCCCAATTTTAATATAATCAATCCTGGGTTATGTTGTAAAAGAGTTAAAAAGGCGTCTCTATTTTCTATTTCAGTTATTATTTTTTTTGACATTTTATAATAAATAAAATTATAAAATTATTATAATTTTATCTAATCTCTAAATATTATTTAATCTATAATTACTATTTTATCATTGACTATATATTATTTTATCAATTACGACACCTTTCGTAATGTTTTTTATTATTTTATCTTCTTTTTCTAAGTCATTATCACCTGAACCACCCATCGATTCTACAATTAGTTTATTGTATTGATCGGAATAAGGAGATGAACTTTTTATGCAATCAGGATGTTTCGCTTTAAATTCTGGCAGCAAATAAGCGTTTTTATTGACTACTTTCTTAATAATTTTTCTTATTTTATTTTTTTTCTCATCTTCTTTTTCCCATTTGTTTTCATCTTTTATGTATATAATTTCTCTCTTCTTGTCTGTACAATGTACTGGTCTTTTATGGATATCTAGAGCTTGTAAATTTTTAACTATAATATTAGATATACCTTCAACAAAACCTAATCGTCCCACATTTTCTAAATCAGATAATTGGAGTTTGAGAGAATCTACAAAATCACTAATATTCATAGCGTCTTTACAATGTTCATTTAAAAAAACATTTAAATTAAAAGTCTTGTTATTACTGTTAATGTTGTTAGAATTGATTAAATTTTGTTGGTTATTCTTACTTATTTCCATTATTGTTTTATTTTGTTCAATAACTAGATTTGTTAATTCTTTATTTTGTTCTATAATATTCATTATTAATTCTGGTGTTATTTGTTTGGATATATTTACTGGAGCCAAATTTTCGTGTAATTTGTTTTCAATTCCGCAAATTTTTTTATGTTTCCATAATCCGTTTCTAGAATTATATTTTTTTTGACAAATTTTACACGAGTATAACGAATCGTTTTTCTCGTTTTTCTCATTTTTCTCATTCTCCTCGCTAACTGTCACCATTTCGTTAGCGGTTTTATGTCGCCTAGACAAAAAATGTCTATTTAAATTATACTTATTAGAACAATAATGGTCGCAAATTTTACAATAATATAATTTTTCTATATTTTTTCCTATTTTTATCACCTGGGCGTCACCTAAAGTTTCCATATAGATTTATATATATTTTTTTTTAAGTTTTTATTTTTAAAATTTTCGTAACAAAATTAAAATTATTTTTTTTGTATTGAGACCATAATTTTAAAATATGGTCACAATTCACGAAATTTGCAAGATTTTTTGGGCACTTTTGAATTTTGGACATTTTTTTTGTCCATTTTTGAAAAGTTAAAATACTTTTACCAAAATTAATAAAAAAATCGATACTTCTTGTGAAGGGACCGAAAAATCCCAATTTTTTCAAAAATTCCCAAATTCCCCTTCATTATGTAGTACCCCGGTCTTTAAGTATATAATTAAATAATTAAATTTATATATTTAAACAATTTTTTTTACAAAATCTTCTAATTCGTCAATGTCGATATGAGGAAGGTTAACATGTGATTCCCAAAAATATCTACAATATGCCCATACAAATGTACAATCAGTTTGATACCAATCATCGTGATGTTCTAATAAATTTTTGTATAATTTATCGGGCAATAGATGCAAACTTTGCTTAGGTAATACGTAACATAATTGAACTAATTCGCTTACAGGATTGGCTTCTACATTTTTGACGAATTCTGTTTCAAAATATGGTATATAATGTATAAGGTCACATAATAAAGGCGGATAATTGTAATTATAACACCATCTCCAATCAGGACATCCAATAGTATAATATTTCATTGTCCATTCTAAAGCTTCTAAATAATTTGTACATATTTGTTTTCTCCTTACGTTATCTATATTTAAATTAAATAACACTTTATAATATCTGGATTGCCAATTAGTTTTATATGGATTTATAAATTTTTCGGAATTTCGTTCATAAATAGGTAACGAATCAAACGCTTTAATTTTTTCATCTGGAGTTTCATTCGGAAATTTTTGTTTCTCTCTTCTATCTCTTAGTTTAGTCTCTAATTTTAAATACTCCTCTTCATTATTAACTAAATATTGGACTAATTTTCTGAGATTTTTCCAATATATTTTTTTACCATCAGTTAAATTTTCATTTGTTCCTCCTATGGTTGCTTTATACGCATTTAGCATTTTATCAATTCCTCCTGTTCTGATATTTAAAGACGGAAAATGTGGCATAAAATCATTGCCCAAGAAAAAACACAAAAATATGTAATCATAAATTCTATTTTTCTTTTGTTGAGTATTTAATTCTTCGCCATTATTCATATCCATTGTAATGACCCTAGCGAGTTCAGGTATGTCTAAAATATAACTTTCATTCGGTTCTAAATCAGAATTAATTGATTTTATAAAATGTGGCGTTTCTCTAAATAAATAAATATTATCTGCTATAGGCAAATGATTTATAGATAACATTATTAAATCAGCGTCTAAACCATAAATCACAGTATTTTTATTATAATGTTCGAGAGAATTATTTCTGATAAAGTCGAATATTTTGTGTTCTCCTTCACCACATTCATCGCTACATGATAAAATAATATTTTTTACATTATAAGTTTTGTTGAATTGATAATAATTATGAATATATTCAGTTAACTTTTTCATAAAAAATGTTCCAGGTGTTATAGCAGTCGTATTCCATGGATCTGGATTTGTATTATTAAATATAGAACGCATTATATTATTTTGATATACAGATTTATATCTTCTGTTACGTTGTTGTTCAAGTTTAGCGATAGGCGCAACACCATCAAAAGTAATAAATATATTATTATTAGGTTTAACTGTAAAAATATATTCATCAATTTTTAAACATACAGACTTAATTATGGTATTAATATCTGAGTCTCCTAGTTGAGAAAAGTCAATAGATTTAACGACATCGTAAATTATTGAATTACAATCCAAGTAAAGATTATCAACTTTAATAGGATTAGCAGTTAGTTTTTTTACTATATTGCTATGGTTTTTAATAATATAACTAAAAAATGACGGAATACCCATATTTTATATTATTAAATTTATATATTTAATATGTTTAATAAATATATAAATCCAAATTATCGTTTGCCACATAAAAAATAATTCATAGTTTTAAACGAAAATAAGATTACGTAACAAAAATATAAATATAAAAATATAATAATATATAAGAATATAATGTCTAATAAATTAGAAATATTAAAAAAACAAAATAATCTAAAACCATTAAATGAAGTATTACCTTTAATAGATAAAAAATTAGATTTTTATCGAGATGTAATTCAAAAAACAATTATACATGTTCAAAAAAATAAGAGTCTAGATATTTTAGGAATAAGTGATGTCAATTCATGTATTGAAAAATTAGGTGAATTAAATATAAAAATACAAGATATAAATAATCATAAAAATAATCATGACGCAATGATTAATAATTTACAGATAATAAATAATGAATTATCCAGTTTATTAAAAAATTTCGGAACAGAAACGTTAGAAGATTTGTTAATAATATGTTTTGGTAATAATAATAAATTTACGATTGATGATAGAGAACAATTAAAGTTAGATATATTAAAAAAATATTTTCATCCAACAAGTTATAAAGTTGTCAGCAAAAGAGACGAAGTAAAAACAAAGAAAACTGATGATATAGTAGAAAGTGATAAAAATTTATCATGTTGTGATGTATTATCAAATTGTAAACAATTTCATATGAAAGTATATGGTTTAAAATTAAATATATATAGTCCTGTACATAAAAAAAGTTTAATAATATTTGGAATAGTAGATGATGTATTTATAGATTTTTTAAATGATAAGTATATATTAGAGAGAAAAAAAACTATATTAGAAAATTTGCCAGATGAGGAAAATTTTAAATCAAATTGTTTTAAAAATTATATATCATCATTAACTTTGAAGGATTATTTAATTTATGAAAATGAAAATGAAATTTATAATAATTTTGCAGGATATATTAGTCATAATAATAATATAAGACAAAAACAAATATCACAAATAGTGAAAGAATTTATATCAGATGATATGTACAATAAGAGGTTAATATTAATAAATTTGTTAATTTTTTCATCAGTAAATGAAAATCAATATATGGCTTATTTATTATATGATCTTCTCTCTAATGATTCAAATGGAAATGTAGATTCCCAAGAACAAATTATATTATTCGATAGTTTTCCATGGTCAATTAAACAATATTTTAAACTCGCTATGAAAAAAACAATACAATATACAAACGATTTGTCAAATTTTGATATTAATAAAATTCCGCTTGAACAACAAATTTGTTTATTAAAAGCGTCTGACACAGTAAAAGAAAAAGCGATGATAAAATTAAAAGAAGTAAAAGCGAAATCAGAAGATTCAGGAACAAAAGCGAGGCAATATTTGGATGGTTTATTAAAAATACCATTTAGTGTTTATAAAAAAGAACCAATACTGAATATCATGGAAACAAATAAGTCTATTTTTAAAGAACTAATTAAAAAATATGATTTGAATGTATTATTTCCTGAAATAAAACTTAAAGAAAAATATACAAATATGGAGATAAATAAGTATTTAAAAATAATAACAAATAGTTTAACCAATTTTTCAAAAAATGATAAAATAAATGAAATAATTAAATATTTAACAAATGGTGATAAGAAAATGTTAATGGCTAATAATAAAATATTAGACGATATATTGAAAAAATTTAAAAAACCGCGAACAAAATATTCAAATTTAAATAAAGATGAGTTAATTAACCGTGTAAATGATATAATAAAATATTTTCAAGAAGAAAATGAAAAAAATAATGATAGTTTAATGATAAACGAACTCATAAATGAAGTAAATATTGGTCCAATTATAAAAAATATGGGTTTAAAACAAGAACTAGATAAAATAAATAATAATATGAAAACTATAACGAATTATATGTTAGATGTGAAGACAACTTTAGATAAAGCAGTTCATGGTCATGATAAAGCAAAAAAACAAATAGAGAGAATTATTGGACAATGGATAAATGGTGAATTGGATGGTTATTGTTTTGGTTTTGAGGGGGCACCAGGTGTAGGTAAAACAACGTTAGCCAAACGAGGATTATCAGATTGTTTGAAAGACGATAATGGAAATAGTCGCCCATTTGCCATGATACAGATGGGTGGTGATAGTAATGGTAGTACATTACATGGTCATAATTATACGTATGTAGGTTCAACATGGGGTTCTATTGTACAAATATTAATTGATAAAAAATGTATGAATCCTATTATATTTATAGATGAAGTAGATAAAATAAGTCGTACAGAACACGGAAAAGAAATGGTTGGTATATTAACACATTTATTAGATCCTGCACAAAATGATTGTTTTCAAGATAAATATTTTTCTGGAATAGACCTAGATTTATCCAAAGCGTTATTTATATTATCATATAATGATGTTGAAGTTATTGATAAAATTTTGTTGGATCGTGTTCATCGTATAAAGTTTAATAATCTATCATTAGAAGATAAAATAATTATTAGTAAAACACATATTCTTCCGGATATTTATAAAAAAATGGGACTAGAAGATATGATTACCATAAATGATGATGTTTTACAATTTATTATAGATGAATACACATTAGAGTCAGGAGTTAGAAAATTAAAAGAAATATTATTTGAAATAATTGGAGAGATAAATTTGGATGTCTTGAAAAATAGTGAGAAAGAATTTGAATTTCCAGTAAATATAACAGTTGATGACATTAAAAATAAGTATTTTAAAGATAAACATGAAATAAAGTATAAAAAAATACATAATGAGAATAAGGTGGGTGTTATAAATGGTTTATGGGCAAATGCGTTAGGGCGAGGAGGTGTTATTCCAATACAAGTTAGTTGGAGACCTAGCGACAAATTTTTAACACTTCATTTAACTGGAATGCAAGGCGATGTAATGAAGGAATCTATGAATGTAGCGCTAACATTAGCGTGGGACATTACATCTACTAATAGAAAAAATGAAATTTGGAATGAACAACATCCCTTAAGGGATTTAAATGGTATTCATATTCATTGTCCAGAGGGTTCTACTCCAAAAGATGGTCCGAGCGCAGGGACGGCAATTACTACAGCGATTTATAGTCTTCTTAATAATAAGAAAATTAAATATAACATAGCAATAACTGGTGAAATTTGTTTAAATGGTAATGTAACTGAAATTGGTGGATTAGATTTAAAGATTCTTGGAGCAATAAAAGCGGGCGTTAAAGAAGTTCTTTTTCCAACTGAAAATATGAAGGACTATAATGACTTTATTGAAAAATACAAGGATTCAAAGTTGTTACAGGATATAAAGTTTCATCCAGTGAAAACAATAAATGAAGTGTTTGAGTTAGTATTTGAATAAATATAATAATCAAATTTTTATTATTATTAATTATTATATGAGCAATTTAAATTCAACAATTAAAATGGGTGGAGTTCCGGATACGCCATTACAATTTTTTCAACCTATGAATATAATTGTCTTTTTCTCCTTTTTCTCTCCGGTTATCATCGCTACAAGTATTACTTCTATGTCTTTTATATTTCAAAACTTTAAAGGATTAATTTATTTAGGATTTTTAATAGGTTGTTGTTTAGTTAGAAATTACGTATATTCTATTAATGGAGCGTTACCTGTTGTAAATGACAAAACAATTTGTACGTCTATTCAATATAGCAAATATGGGAACCCTACATTTAGTGCGTTTGTATTTGCTTTTACGATAATGTATTTATCGTTGCCTATGTTTGCCAATAACGCTGTAAATTTATGGGTTTTTATATCTTTAATAGCGTATTTTTTAATTGATTTATTTGTTAAATTCTATAAAAACTGTATTGTGAAAATGAGTGATTTATTTTTAAATGTATTACTAGGATTAGCGTCAGCAGCGTTAATAGTATGTTTAATGTATACAGGTGGTTCAGGAAAATATCTATTTTTTAATGAAGTTCAAACGGAAAAAGAAATTTGTTATCAACCTTCAGAACAAACATTTAAGTGTAGTTTATACGAGAATGGAGAATTAGTTGGTTCTCTCTAATATTTTTTATGAATTTAATTTTCAGAAGTAGATTCTTTTTTTTCTTCTTGTGTTTCAGAAGTATCGTTAAGTTTAGTTAATTCTTCGATAATTTGGTTATGTTCAGTTGAATCTTTAATACTTTGTATTATTGTATTTTGAGGAGGTAAAAATGCTTTTATGTTAGATATAAACCAACTTTTGAAACTTTTAATAATAAGAGTTCTTTGAAAAGACTCGGCCAATAATTTCATATTACCTTTTGTATTATATTTATTGATAAAATTGTTAATTACTTGAATAAGAGGGAAGTTTTCATAAATTATTAAATTAGAATAGTTAAATAAAGGTTTCCTTTTTTTCGCATTAACTTTATTGTGAAATAAATATAACATATTTTTAAATTCTGTTTTAGTTTTAATATCATTTATGTTGATTTTCGCTAAAAATTTGCTTGCGTCATTGGAACAATCTGGACAAGGTAGTACTTTACATACCGCCACTATTATACTAAATAATTGATTTTTCAAATATGGATATGCATTTTCATTTATTCTTCCTGATAAGGTATGTAAGAATATCCAAACAGCAGGACCCCAAACTTCAGGCGGTGACATATAATATGATATAATATAAAAAATATAAAGGTAAACCGTAAATAAAATTATACATGTTAAAATATAATATAGAAGGTAATATAGATTTTTTTTCAGAACTTTATAAATCTTTAGATGTTGAAGATGATAATGATGATGATGAAAATGGAATATGTTTAATTACAAAGAAACCTTTAATAGATAAATTTGTTGAATTAAATTGTGGTCATAAATTCAACTATATACCATTATATAAAGATATTTATAATCACAAATATTTATTTAATAAAATGGAAGGATTAAAAAGTTATTTAAAAACAAATGAAATAAGATGTCCTTATTGTAGAACAAAACAAACGGGTGTTTTACCTTATTATGAAGATTTAGGTCTTGAAAAGAAAAATGGTGTGAATTATTATGATGAGATTGAATGTATAGAAGTTGATGAAGATTCCAAATGTTCATTTAAATATTTAAATGATAATTTTGATGATACAAAACCGGAGTCTGTAACAAATCAAAAATATATATTCTGTAAGAGTGTTTGTGTAAGTAAAATAAACGTTTATAACCCTGTAAATCCATCGTGTCCAATAACATATAATGACAATAACTTATATTGTTTTTTACATAAACAAAAAATGATAAAAAAATATAAGGAGGACATAAAAGAAAAACTCAAAGAAGAGGTAAAAAAAATTAAGGAAGAAAAACAAAAGTTAAGGGAAGAAAAACAAAAGTTAAGGGAAGAAAAACAAAAGTTAAGGGAAGAAAAACAAAAGTTGAGGGAAGAAAAACAAAAGTTGAGGCAAGAAAGCGTAAAGATAATCGAAAATGAAGAAAATATAATTATAGGACCACTTGTTATTGAGAATCAAGAACAAGGTTGTGTTCAAATTTTAAAATTTGGTAAAAATAAGGGATTAAAATGTGGTTGTAAAATAATGATGGATAATTTATGTCAAAGACATTTATCTAATAAAAACATAAAATAAAAATAATTATAAAAATTAACAAATATAAATATATATATTATATTATAATTAATGGAAACAAAGGAACAATTAGTAAATAATATAAAAGACTGGATAAAAATAGATTCAGAAATTGTGGATTTAAAAAATCAGATAAAAGAGAGAAATGCAAAAAAGAAATCACTTACAGAAAGTTTAGTAACTGTAATGAAAACTAATCAGATAGATTGTTTTGATATAAATGGAGGTTCACTTGTATATAAAACCAATAAAATAAAAAAACCAATAAATGGTAAAACATTATTAAAGACACTCCAAAATTATTACAAGACAGAACCAAAAATAGCGGAAGAATTAACAAAACATATAATGGACAATAGAGAGGAACAAATAAAAGAAACCATAAAAAGAAAAATAGACAAATAAACACAGACAAATAAACACAGACAAATAAATATATTGTATAAGTAAAATAATTTAAAATAAATAATTATAATTATAATATGGATAACAATTATTATAATTATGAAGCCAGAAATTTATTATCAAAAGAAATAAGTACTCCAATAATGGATTTTAAAAATGTATTTTTATGTCCATATGAAGTAATAACTGATAGTAAATATCCATTTTTAAGATTTTTATTAAAAAAAAATATAGATATAGGATTTGAAAAAATTCCAATTTATACAGAACAAGGTGTAAGTGATTTACTAAATTATATAAAACTATACCTATATGGGTCAGTAGGGTTAAATAGTTATGAATATTTTTATAATAATACATTATTTGATGGATTTTATGAATTTGAAGAAAATTTGTATGTATTTTTAAATATTACAGGATTAAAATTAGAAATAAATGATATTCATAAAAATAGTAATTTGTGGTTTGTTTTGTTAGATGAAATAATAAATGAAAAACATGTTTGTGGTATAGAAATTAATAATAATACGTATGATTTTTTTATCCAAAATTTGTCATTTTGTTTTTTATCGAATATGGAAAATAAAAATTATGAAAATCCTGTAGTACGTTACATAACAAAAGAAGAGTCGCGATTAAATTTTTTCTATACATTTGGTCAGGTAAAAGAAAATCGGGATGCGATTTTAGGTCCATATTATTATTATACAGATTTTAGTAACGCTATTAATTCCGGTAAAAATGACAAATATGGAGTAGTAAGAATAGCGCTATTTATTGGATTTACAAAATATATACAAAATAAACTACATGATGATGTAGATGAGTCAGAAACAAAAAAAATGAGACTGCTAGACGAAAAATTGGACAAAAATATGGAAATATTAACTATGCGAATTTCAGATTATGATGGTAAATGGACAGAATTATATGATAGTGTTTATTTAGGAGTAGTTGAGTTAGATAATGGCATCTTATTGAATAAACAATTATTAGTAGTTAAAGATTATAAACAACAATATCCTTTAAGTTTTCATTACATATGTGCGAATGGAATTAAATGATAGAAACGTAATATAATTAAATATTTAATAAATTCTTATTTATTATATATATGAACCCGATTACATTAATAGGATTATCTGTAATATTTTTTTATAGTATTACACAAATTTTAAAATTTTATGGAGTAGATGAATCGTCATATGGTGTTTACATTTTATTTTATATATTCATAATAATTTGTATATTAGTTTTGCCAAATGATTATCCGACCATATAATATATAAAAAACAACTTAAAGACGCGGGTAGGTTTTGTATTTTATACAAACGAAAACAATAAATTATACTATATTATCGAGATTATTTTCCGAAGTATTATTCATTTTATAAATTTTAATATCTTCTATAATTTTTTTTATAGTAGTTAATTCCATTTTATCTTGCAAATTATCAATAATTTCATTATCGGTGGGTTCTCTATTGTTAAGATTAAGAAATAAATTTATAAAATCATTAACAATTTTGTTATTGAGGTCATTTAGTTTTTTAATACGAGATTGTTTAGTTAGTTCAATTTTTAAAGAATTATTCATAGATTTAATCCTATTTTCTTCAGTAAACCAAGGATTCCTATAATTATTTGTAGGTATTAATATATCACAAATTTCAGGTTTAATAATATCATCAAATATTCTCTCATCTCTAAAACTTTTATTAAATTCTTCTATTATATTTTGAGGAATAGCGGGACTAGTTTCCATTAATCTATCGAATTCTTCTTTATTCATTTTTAACATTTGTTTAGGTTCTAATCTCTCTGACGGATGCTTAGCGAGTTCAATTTTAATATTTCGATAAAATTTATCCCAAGTAATCGAACTAACTCTATGAGCTTCATTTAATTGTGTAATTTTAAGGAATTGTTGAATGGTTGTTATAATTCCCGCTAAAATATTAAAAAAACCAATGATCATCGTAAAGTCATCACGATAATTTATTGGCACTCTACTTTGAGCAAAATTAGCAGTTCCGGTGAGTGTAGATATAATGATTACAGGTATAGTGTACCAGGCATTTTGTTTGCTGTACATTGCGTTTGCTTTTGAATGAAGCCATCTATAACACATTGCTTTATCAGCCCATTCAATTAATATAGTTTCATGTTCAGGAGTCCATTCAATGCTTATTAACTGATTATTATCTTCTGTAATATTTTCTTCCATATATAATTATAATATAATTAAATATTATAATTATATATGGAAACAAAATTAGTAAAATTAAAGAGTGATTTTAATAATATTATTACCATTAGAAATACAGTGAAAAACGTATTTGATATATTACAAATACGAATAGATAAACTAAAGTCATTTTATGTAGAATTTATAAAAAATAATAAAAATAATTTATTTATATTTGGTTTAGATTCTCTACAATTTCAAAGTAAATTAATAGATATAGAGTATGACGATATGAAACGATTATTCTTAGCGATAAATAATAGAATGTATTGCGAATATTTTAAGTTACATAAAATAATTGTAGATTATGTTACTAATAACAATGAAGAAAAAGTATACATTGATATCTCAAAAGTAAATAATTATCCTACATACAAAGACTTGGAACCATTTAAAGAATATAGTTTTGAATTAATTACTGATATACACGAAAATATTTTAAATATTTTAAGTATTTTAATTTCAACATTAAATAATAAGGAAAATGAACTTTCAATTCATAAAATAAAACAAAATATAGGATTAAATATAGATAATTTTATATCAACATACAACTTTAATATAAATGTTTTAAAAGAAAAAATAAACATGTTTATAAGTTATATTGAATTTTTTCACAAAATGCATTCTAAATATTTAAAGCGTTTTAGTAACAAAATTCAATTAATGTATACCCATATAAATAACGATATAAAATTTGATGATTCAGTCGAAATTAGTAATACAAAGAAAAAAGAATTAATTGGCGAATTGACATTAAATAATATCGATAAAAATTTATTGAAAGATATAAAAATATCTATAGGTTCTGAAACAAACAGTGAAACAGATGAAAATGAAGTTAAAGTCGAAAAAAAGAATTTAAAGGATGTTTTTAAGCGTAGTGTTTTTAAGATTAAAGATGATTTGAAATTAAAGACGAGAGAAATTTCAAATTTTGAATTGGAAGAAATGTTTACAGGAATAGATAATTCTTGTGATTCAATTATCAATTGTGAACAATTAGGTAATGATTTAACTGAACAAATAGAGAGAAAAGAAGTTATACAAGAACCCAAAGAAGTTATACAAGAATCCAAAGAAGTTATACAAGAATCCAAAGAAGTTATACAAGAATCCAAAGAAGTTATACAAGAATCCAAAGAAGTTATACAAGAATCCAAAGAAGTTATACAAGAATCCAAAGAAGTTAT